TTCCCTGATAACGAATGAATTTCTTTTTGCGCTAAAAGGCGAAAACGGCAGGCGCAAATATAATGAAATGCGATTAAACGATCCGGTTATTGGATCAATACTTTTTACAATTGATATGTTGATTAGGTCTGTGCGTTGGGATTTGGCCGCACCAAATGAAGAAAAAGAATCGTTCGAGATTAGAGACTTTGTTAATAGTTGTATGCATGACATGCAATATCAATGGACCGATTTTATTAGCGAAGTTTTGGAAATGTTACCGTTCGGTTTTTCGTTCTTTGAAACCGTTTATAAGCAACGGTTAAATAACAAAGAATTTTCATCGAAGTACAGTGATGGAAAAATCGGTTGGAAAAAGTTTGGCATTCGCCCGGCAATAACTTTGGACCGTTGGAAGTTTAATGATTCAGGCGATGTGATTGCATTTATTCAAAACATGCCTAGTGGTGGATTCGTTGAAATCCCGATTGAAAAAGGATTGTTGTTTAGAACGACAATCAAAGGCGGAAATCCAGAAGGCCGGTCAATCTTGCGAAACGCTTATCGACCTTATTATTTTAAGACAAAATTTGAAGAGATTGAAGGGATAGGAATTGAACGGGATTTAGCTGGTTTGCCAGTGGCTGAAATCCGATCTGATTATTTAGCAACGGATGCGCCCGCCGATAAAAAAGCGCTCGTTGTTGCAATCAAAAAGATCCTAATGAATATCAGGTTGAATCATCAGGCTGCGATTGTTTGGCCGATTGAGTTAGACGACAACGGGCATGAAACTCTTAGGTTAAAACTTTTAACTTCCGGCGGTAAAAGAGAGTTTACCCTTGATCCTATTATCAGCAGGCATAACCGTTTAATCGCAATGACATGCCTCGCTGATTTCATTTTATTAGGACATGAAAAAGTTGGTTCTTTTGCATTGTCAAGCGATAAAACCGCCTTATTTGTTAGCGCGTTGGGCGCGTGGTTAGGATCAATTTCCAGCGTTATAGAAAACAATGCTATTCCTAGTTTGCTAAGGTTGAACGGTTATATGGACCCTGGAAATTATCCTAACTTAATTCACTCCGATATTGAATCGCCGAATTTAACCGAATTAGGTACGTTCATTTCTTCGCTGTCTGGACTAGGCATTGACCTAACGGACCTTGAAACTGAAAATAAGTTAAGGTCTATCGCTAATTTGCCGACTATCACGGATGACAAATAATGATAAGCAAGCGAAAATATAACAAAGATAAAACGAGGGTTTTTGATTTGAGCAAGGCAACCGCAGAATCAAGGGCGGTAAATCGTGCTGCTCAAAAATTGGTAACTAGCAACGAGAAAAAGTTAATCGCAACTGTTGAACATTCAATAACATTAGTAAGAAATCAAGTTAGAATAACTCAGTTAACATCTATGATAACAGTTGGGGATGTTGGCAAGGCTACAGAATATGCAATTTCGTTTGTTGGTGAATTTAGCAACGAAATAGAATCGATATCTAAACCGCTTTTAGAAACGTTTATGAGCGCTGGCGAACTTGAAACGGTAAATGTTAATTTATTGTTAGCAAAGCATCGACCAAAAGCCGGTCGAATGATCTTTGACTCAGGCGACACAAAAGCCGCTGAATTTATGAGGAAAAAAACTCTTAAATCTATCAAGCAAATAACCGATGGATCAAGGGCCGCGATCAAAGACATTCTAAAAAAGACCGTGGGAGTTGAGGCTGAATATACTCCGATCAAAGCAGCGCGGTTAATGAGGGAATCGATAGGGCTTAACGAACGTCAAGCAAACGCCCTGGAAAAGTTCAGGGGAAAATTAGTTAAGCAGGAATTATCTGACAAAGTAATCAATAAAAAGGTTGAACGATATTCAACTAAATTAATTAATGCAAGAGCAAAGAACATAGCTCGGACTGAAACTTCGCAAGCCGTTTCTAACGGCCGCAAACAATCATGGGAACAAGCGCAAAAAAAATATGCGCTTGACAATGAAAAAATAGAAAGAACTTGGACAACGGCGAAAGACGATAACATTTGTGAAATATGTGAAGAAATGGACGGTAAGAAAATATTCGGAATTGATGCAGTTTGGACCTTGCCAACCGGTGAACAAACAGCCGTAGCCTTTGCACATAATCTTTGCCGTTGTTCTGAAAACGTAGTTTATAAAGGGTGGTAAAATGATAGATGAAAAGCTAGCGTTAATTCACGCTCTACATTCAACATTATTTGATGAATTAAAAAAACAAGAGTTATCTATTGATGATGATGAATTGAGCAATGCCTTGTTTGATGTAATAATCAACTCTAGCCCATCAAAAGAATACGTTTCCGAGATACTGGGTAGGATCAAAGAACTCCCGGCATGGCTGAAAAATGAAATCATAACTACATCAAGAGCAAAGGCTGGTGGAAAGTCAAGCAATCGGAAGCCGGAAAAGTTAACGACGATTGGCAAGATTGCATTAGCTGCGTTATCTGATATTAAGTTAAACGAGTTGACTAAAGCGGAATTGCAAGAAGCGTTTGAATTGGTTGAGCGATCTTACGCCGAAAAACTAATTGACAAGAGCGAAGATTATTCAGACGAAGTAACATTAGCTAAGAAGTTAATTAGTGAAATGGATGTTAAGAAATCGAAGCCAAAAGAAACGAACAATAAAAAGTATTCAATTCTTGCCGCTATTTTAAAGACGACCGCTAGCGGCGAAATTGAAAAAGCATTTATTGAAAAACATAAGGACGCAATTTATGATAACGCTAAATTGTTCCTTGCGGGAAATGCCGGATTCTCGGTTAGCGTTTCGCCGCTAGAAAAAGATGCAGCGGTCCTGTGTGTAAAGAATGATGGAAAGTTTTCAAGCTATCAATTATTTGAGGATAATAAAGTTATTCCGCTATTGGCTAAAATGGCAGGGATAAAAAATAGCTGCATTGTTTTGGACGATAGATTGGATGAAAAAATAATTAATGGTTTAGACGATGAAGATTTGTTTAACTATCTAGCTAAGGGACTCGCAGAATCTAAACCGGACTTAACTTTTGATATCCTCGAAAAAAGTGAAGAGCGACAAATTGTTTACGGCGTTGTTATGGAGCCGGAAGCAACCGACACTCACGGCGAAGTCGCAAGCGCTGATGTGATCGAACAATTAGCGCATGATTATTTGATGAACAGTCAGACGATAAAGTTACAACATATAATCCCAACATCGGGAGCTAAAATCATTGAATCATATATAGCGCCGATGGATCTTAAGATAAATGGCAACGATGTTGTCAAGGGCTCCTGGATTATGGCGATGAAAGTTCTTGACAATGATATATGGGAAAATATAAAAATAGGTAAGTACACGGGGTTTAGCATCCACGGTATTGCAGTAAGGGAGCCAATCAATGGATAAAAAGAAAAGTGATAAGGCGAAAGATAGAATTGTCAAGGGGTTACTTGATGAAATATCACTTGTCAAAAAAGGTGCAAATAGATGGAAATTTTTGTTAACAAAATCAGATGAAGGGATTGAAAAAATGGATAAAGAAAAACTTTCGGCATTGCTTTCTATGGTAGAGAAAGCGGATATCTTAGATGAAGATATGGAAAAACTTATTTCAAAGGCGGATATCAGCGATGAAGCAAAGGGCGCTATTTTAAGCGCTATTAAAATGCTTAAAGCCTATGAAAAAGAGATTCCAGCGGCTGTGATTAAAGGGTTGTCGGATATGTTGGGGGCCGATGAAGAGAAGAAAGAGGAAGTTTCCGAGAAAAAGAAAGAGGAAGCGCCGGAAATTAAAAAAGAATACAAATTAGGTTCCGTCATTAAAGCGGATGGTACGCTTGACACTGATAACGTTCCAAAAGAAATGATTAGCGCCGTAACCGAATTGTATGAACTGCAAAAAGCACAGGCTAAAAAGCAAGCGGATTTTGAGGCGCTAGTAACTGCGCAAAAGATGGAATTGAAAAAAGCAGAGGTTCTTTCTAAGGCCGCAAAGCTTGACAGCATCCCGGATAATAAGGAACTAGGAAATGCGCTTTTCAATATTGAGCATGGCACCGACGCCGAAAAAGCTAGTGGTATCGCCGTAATTATGAAATCGCTGGATGCAGCGAATGAAATTGTTAAACAAGGCGCGATCTTTAAAGAAGTCGGTTCTAGCCTTGAACAAAATAACAATTCGGCATGGGGTGAAATTTGTAAAAAGGCCGAAGCTTTGATTGAAAAATCAACTGAGGCTTTAGCCGGACCGGAAGCACGTCAATTGGTTATGGACAAAGAGCCGGAACTTTACATTAAATATCTTACCGAACAAAAAGAGCTTAGTAAATAACCTCTATTTTAAATAAGGAGAAAGTTTATGTCTAGTATTAATGATGATGGTCGATTCCTTGCCGGGGTTGACTTGTCGAGCCACCAGTATTGCGCGGTTATCTTGGACGCTAATAATGTTTGGCAGGTCTGCGCAGCCGGAAAAGCAGCCGGCGGGATTTTGCAAAACAAACCGAAGCTAGGCCAGGCCGCAAGTGTTCGGCGGTTTGGTGTTTCGCTCGCAAAAACTGGCGGTACATTTGCCATTCCTGCATCGTTGGTTGTAGGTGCAGGGGGTACGCTGATTGAAACGAGCGGAAACTATGTAAATACACTAGATACTAGCGCGGTGGACCCCGTTCAGGGGGAGTTTGTCGTCGCTACGGCAGATCAAGTGTCCGGCGCGGCGGACACTGTTGTAAACGTATTCATTAATCTCATGGGCGCGATTCCGTTTTAACCTTTAATTGAGTCAAAAAAGATGACTTTATTTTTCGCAATTATCATAAGGAGTTTTGAAAATGAATCCACAACCGGGCGACCTTCACGTTAATAAACCGCTTACCGACGTATGCGTTAGTTACATGCAACAAGATGATCATTTTGCATACTGGAAGCTCTTCCCGCCGGTCAGCGTTCAAAAGCAAAGTGATATCTTTGCCGTATTTCCGAAAGGTGCGTGGTTTCGCAACGATGCTGAATACCGCGCTAATGGCACGGAGTCGGCTGGTGGTCAAGGGTTCGATGTCGATTTGTCGAAGACTTATTATTGTAATATCATTGGTCGCCATTACGATGTTAGTGATAATCAACGAGCTAATTTTGACAATCCGATATTCGACCCCGAAAAAAATGCGACTAAATTTGTTAGCGCAAAACTGATGCTAGCGGCGGAAGCTAGTTTTGCAGCTAAGTTTTTCGCTGCTGCATTGTGGTCAAATAACCCCGTTGGCGGGGTTAGCGGCGGCGGAACTGACTTTGTTTTTTGGAGTGATTATGTTAACTCTGATCCGATTGCAGATGTTGACGTATGGAAAAACGCGATTCTTAATGCAACTGGCAAGGAACCAAACCGCCTTTTGATTGGCAATGATGTTTGGTTGATTCTTAAAAATCATCCCGCCATTCTTGCGCGAATGAGTGTCACCCAACAGCGGACTCTTACTGTGAAACTAGTCGCGGAAATTTTAGAGCTTGACAAGTTGGTTGTTGGCAAGTCAATTTACAACGCGGCTGCAATTGGTGCGACCGATGACATTAAACCGTTCTATACAAAAGACGCTCTTTTGACGTATAGTAACCCGAACGATAAACCGGATATCAATGATCCGAGCGCTGGTTATTCGTTTGTTTGGGCCGGTCGTTTGGGATCAAACAATCAAGGCGCGCGGATTAAAAAGTTCCGCATGGAACATTTGACAGCCGATCGCGTGGAGGGCGAACTATGTATTGATCAAAGAATTGTTGCCTCTGATTTGGGCGTTTTCTTTAACGGCGCTATTGCTCCTTAATGTTACATTTGGAAAGAGGGCGGATTTTTGCCCGCCCTCTTTCCTTCGAGGTTATTTAATATGTCATTTTCTTATGATCCTACTTTATCAAATACCGTTTCTAAAATTAGGTTTCGCATTGGTGATAAATCAGAGCCCGCGTTATTAACCGATGAGGAAATCTTAGCACAATTTGATATGTGTTCATCTAATATCGACGAAACGAGCGCTGTTCTTTGCGAAAACCTAGCGGCTGAGTTTGCAAAAAAGTGCGATCAGTCTGTCGGCAGTGTAAGCATTAACTACTCGCAATTATCCGTTAGATTTTCAGAAATTGCAGCATCGATAAGACGATCAACGCAAAAAAACGCAGTTGGCATCCCATGGTTAGGCGGATCAAGTATTGATGAAATGGAGACCGAAGCGGAAAGAACCGACATCAACCAACCTAATTTTGTTATTAACATGATGAAAGATCAATAATGGCCGTATCGACAAAAGTGGATAGATCAAAACTTAATTGGTTATTGAAACAAATAGCTTTGCTGAAATATGCTCATTGTTTGGTTGGCATTTTTAGTCCTGAAATTGCTGCTTATGCGATCATCAATGAATACGGTACGAAGCCCGGAACGAAACCAAAAATCCCGGAACGCTCCGTTTTTCGCGCAACAATTACAGCGAACAGAAAAAAATATACTAGCGTTCTTAGGGAAGGTGTCGGCAAATTAATTACTCAGGACACGACGGCCGAAAAGATTTTGATTAAGTTAGGCTCGATAGTTGAAACTGATATTAAAAACGCAATGACAGATATTAGAACACCAATGAATGCTGATTCCACAATTGAACGCAAGGGATTTGATAATCCTTGGATCGAAACGGGCGCGGCGAGAAATAGTGTAACAACGAAAGTCTTTACCTAATGTTAAGTTTACTTGATATCAAAATGTTATCGACAATAGTTATTAGGAGCTATGAACCACCAACCACTGTTAAAGGTAGAGTCGTAAAAGGCGACTATGCCGACACTTCGATTAGTGCGGTTGTTCAAACGTCAAGCTATAAACAACTTTTAAATTTGCCCGCTGATTTACAAAAGACAAAAGCAGCGATAACTATTTGGTCCGATGTTGCCCTTAAAGTATCCGATGAAAAAACAAATGATGTTTCAGATGAAATAATTCATAACAAAGAAACATATACAGTTTACTTTACTCGCGACTGGTCGCAACTTGATATTGCTCATTTTGAATCTATCGCAATTAAGAATGGTAAATAATGCAGCCTAGCAGCAAAACAATACAAGACGCGGTTTTTGATTTTATTAAATCCACAACCGGATTAAGTGATTCGAAAATCATATATCAGGATCAATCGACAACCGCACCCAATGAACCTTATGTTACCCTTAAATATATTCAATGGTTGACTAGTATTGGATCGCTTCATAAATTGAATCCTTTAAGATTGTCCGAATCGATGTTATTTAAACGTTGTTTAGATTCTATATTTAGGGTTGACATTCAATTATTCGGGGATGATGCATTTGATTTAGTTAATAAGATAACTATGGCATCCGCTGACGAAAATAAATGTACTGATTTAAGTTCAAAGCAAGTTGAGACTTTGCAAATAACTGATTTAGTTATAGGTCAAGATTACAGCATATCGATTGATGGTGAAGTTATTAGTTATACAGCTATTAGCACAATAGAAGATGTTATTAACAACTTAGTTTCATTAGCAAATAGCGAGACACTTTCTTATGTATCAATAACCGCAACAAAGTTAAGTGCTGATTCTTTTTCGATAAGTAGTAAATTAGGGCAACTTTTTATTTTTGACAAGTCAGAATACATTGATGTATTATCATCAAGCGAGGGTTATTATATTGCAATAAATAATTGCTCTGATATAACTAACTTGACCGGGTTTTTTGAAACGGATGCAACTACTAGGTTAGTATTACAATTAAATTTATCAACAATGATGATTGATACGGTTGATAATGATTCAATAGAAGCGGTTGAAATAACTGGAAATGATAAAACTTTTATTATAAGGAGTTTATAGAATGTCAAAACAAACAGATATTGTTAATGTTGCAATTAGCAGGGATACAAGCACTTTATCTAAAGCGGCATTTGGTTATGGCATGGCGCTAACGGTTACGCATAACTTGAAAGGCCTGCGAATTAAACCATATTCTAATGCCGATGATGTGCTAGATGATTTTGATACTACATCACCAGAATACCTGTCGGCGGTTAAATATTTTTCCCCCAACATTGCACCTGACTTGTTTTATATCGCAACGGTTGCGGTTGATTCCTGGGTTGCAATGGTAACTGACGCTATTGAGGGAAATACTTATGTTCTTGATTTTGCAATAAACAGCGAAACTTTTTCTTATACATATACAGCATTATCAGGTGATACCGTCAATGATATAGGCCAGGCATTGTACGATCTAATGGCGGCTGATGTTGATTTTTCCGCGTTATTTGATGTGACTTTTTTGCACGGTGCTCAATTGTACGGATCTGATGAAGTCGATGTCACCAACGCTTTCACCATCGAGGTGAAAGTTAGCGAGACAGTTTGGGGTGTAACCGCAGAAGATTCTACAGGTACTATTATATTCGGCGATGGTGTTTGGACGGAAACTTATGCGAAAGCATTGGCGGCGATTTTAAAAGCAAATAGCAATTGGTATGCATTTGGTTTTCTTTATCGGGATGACGATATAACAATGGATCTGGCTGCTTGGACTGAGGCGGCTGATGTAGGTAGGGCGTTCTTCTATTCGACCGGGAACCCTGATTGCGTTGATCCACTAAAAACAGATGATATTATGAGTGCACTTCAAGCGCTGTCTTATGATCGATCGATTGGCATATTTCATCATGATGCTAGTTATTGTGACGGTGTTGACGAGGTTGAATCCGAAAACGATCCTTACGCAGAGTTTGCGTGGATGGGTCGAATGTTGCCTACCGATTTGGATCAAACAACGGCTACTTGGAAATTTAAAACGTTAGTCGGCGTTCCGGTTGATTCATTAACGACAACCGAATATACAACGTTGCGTGGTACTGGCCCGGACTGTTCCGGCGGTAAAAACGGAAACGCTTATATCGAGGTAGGTGGCACATACATTACAATCGAGGGCAAAGTTGCTAGCGGTGAATTTATCGATACGATCATGGGTATCGATTGGTTAGTTGCGCGGATGACGGAGAAGATCTACGCGCCTTTGGTCGCAAATGATAAAGTTCCGTTTGACGACGATGGGATTTCTTTGATTGAATTGCAAATCAGGACCGCGCTTGGAAACGGGCTAGCCACAAAGTTCTTTCGATTTGATGCTGATTTAGGCAGCCAGGGATTTCAGGTGATTGTTCCGTTGGTTGGTGAAACCGATGTAACAGACCGCGGAAATCGATATCTTAAGGAGATCACTTTTCAGGCACGGCTCGCAGGGGCTGTCCATGCCGTTTATGTAGCCGGACGGGTAACAGTGTAACAAATAACTTTAAGGAGTTAAGATATGCTTAAAGAGTATGATCCTAAAAAATTTAAAATCATAGTTGGAACGAAGGCTTTAAGTGGGTTTGCCGATGGTACTTTTATCAAAGTCGGAAGAAACGCCGTTGCTTGGACAATGTTAATCGGTGCAAGTGGTGAAGGTGCAAGAGCCAGGCAGAATGATAAAAGTGGCTTTATTGAAGTTACTTTAATGCAAACTTCTGACGATAACGCTTACCTTTCAGCGGTCGCAATCGCAGACGAACAAACGGGGGCGGGGATTATCCCATGCTTGATAAAAGATAACGGGGGAAATTCCGTGCATCAAGCCGCACAATGTTTTATTGAAAAAATCCCGGACGATGAAAGGGGCAAGGATGTTGGAAGTGTTATTTGGCGGTTACTGGCCCCTGCACTTGACCTTTTCCCGGCTGGAAGTAACTCAGCTGTTAATTACAGCGCATAAGGGAAAATAACAAAATGGACCTTACCAGAAATACGACCATTAATAATACCGAGTATGAAACTTCGATTTTTACCGGGACAAAATCACTTCGTATTTTTACGAGGCTTGTCAAGGTGTGTTCATCGTCAATCGGAAATGGACTAAAAGGGGCGGATGTTTCCAGCCTAACCGATGCATTTAAAAATATCGAAATTGGGGATATTATTTCTAAACTATCCGATAATTTCGAGCCTGTTTTTATCGACAAGTTGATTAAGGAAATCCTTGAAAACACGACTTGTAATAATACACAAGTTGTCAAGAATTTTGATATTCTTTTTCAAGGAAAATTGTTGCATATGTTTAAGGTTGTTCTTTGGGTATTGGAGGAAAACTACGCGGATTTTTTCGAGGGTATTTCACAAATCCAACCGGAGGAAAAAGAAGCGGAATAAATGCAAGTTTTGAAATACCTAAAGAAATACCTCAAGAGGTAGTAACCGATGGGTTGTTACCTCTATGGCGATTGTGGTTAAGTAGATATTGCTCGTTAAGCGAACTTGAAAAAATGACAATACAAGAAATTTTTACGGCAAATGCATTGTTAGACTTTAAGGAGTCTCAAAAAGCAGAGGCGATTAAACAAATAGCGGCGGGTTTTTAATATGGCAAGTTTTACGATATCTGATTTAGTCACTAAGTGGGGATTTGATGTTGACGAAAATAAGTTAAAATCTGTGGACAAAGAATTTGGCAAACTACAAAATAAAGCCGATGTAGTTGCCGCAAAATTTGAAAAAGTGGGAGCCAAATTAAAGTCAGTCGGCAAGGGATTTTCCGCTGGTGTTACCGCGCCAATTATGGCATTAGCTGCAATTTCATTAAAAGCCGCAGCTAGTCTTGATTTTACCAATCGAAAATTTAAGTTTTTATTTGGCGATAGTTCAAGCGAGGTTAACAACTGGGTTAACTCAATTGAAAAAAGCGTTGTTCGGGGAACGGGAACAATTAAGGGTGTTTTGAATACAGTTCAACCGCTGATTAAAGGTTACGGCATAGCGGGCGATGAGGCCACCGAAATGGCAAAGGGATTAACTACAGTCGCCTTTTCTATGTCTGAGTTTAACGAAGGTATGAGCGATGACAGCGCGAGTAAGATCCTCGCAAGGGCGCTTTCCGGCGGTGTCAAGGGGTTGAATAAATACGGAATCGCAATTACTACGCAGATGCTAGAAGAG